TAGTTGAGTCTAAATTTAAAGTAACAGCTCCAGAAGCACCGCCACCATTAAGATTTGTTCCTGCAACTATTGATGTTATAAATGAGTTACCAGTTCCAACCGCATTGCCATTCCAATATAAAGCACCGCCTAGATTATATAAAAGATTGCTTGTTGAATAGGTTGGTGTGGTTTGTGAATTAAGTTCTAAATTTCTTGTAGTAACCTGACCACCTGCATTAATAACAGTTGGAATCCAACCAATTCTTGATGCTGAAGGATAAAAAGTAGCACTAGTTTCAAACATATCTAATGCTAGATCACCATTTGCTTGCACCTGGTCGTAAGCTGTATATTTTAAATGTGTACCAGTAACTTCTAGCTTATTCTTTGCATCATAGCCAAGTGTTAAAACCTTATTTGCTCCCGTACCTGCAACGCCCAATAAAGTATCTAAAGCGTCGCCATCAACTGTAATGTGTGAAGCATCAAGCGTTCCTGTAATAGTAGCATTGCCATCTATAGTCAAAGCCGTTGCTTCTAAAGCACCCTTAATACTTACACCTGTACCATCAAATTTAAAATGATTACTACTAGTTCCAATGTTAAATTTAGGAGTACCACCATCATTACCTAACCAAAAACCAGTAGTTGTATCTGTATAGCCTGACTTGGCTTGCTTAACGGCCATGCCATTTTCAGTTCCTAAATTAAGCTCACCAGTATTAATTTTTACAGCAGATAAATCATTTACCTTTAGATCTGTAACAGCTCCATCTTGAAGATCACCAGTTCCTGTTGGCTCATCTCCAACTGTAAAGGTTTTAGTTTCTGGTAAAGATTCAACACCTAAAGTATTTAAGGCCGTAATACTTGCTATATAGCCAGTTCCTTTTGGCAAATAATTTAAATCACAATTATTAACATCAACTATTCTATTAATTTGCTGGTTGCCGCTTGAATCAACTATATTTACGCGCCATTGATAATACGGATAATCTGTAGGAAGTGTCCAGGCTAAAAAAGGTCTATCTGTAGCTGAATCATCTGTATCAGTAAATGCAATATTTTCTGGTTTTTTTACAGCATAAGCTGAAGGAATATTTACATGAGTTTCTACTGGTTCTTGTGCTGGAACTTCCCAAGTATAGATGTCAAAGTATTCAATCATGCTAACGCTAACTAATCCGTCCGCTGTTAATTCAAGCGCTTCAATTCTAAATATTTTCCCATCAAAACCAAGTCCAAGATAAGTAAGATTTACTATATCCCCAACATTCGTTTTATAAAGTTCTGGTGTCCCAACAAATTGCACACTGGTCTGCTTTCTGCTTCTTGTTAATATGGCCTTTCCATAATTAAAAGCTAAATAGGGATCTGTACAAAACGGAAACTCAACGCGTACTTCTAAAATTTCACCGCCATCATCATAGGTATAGTCTTGACCATTGACTACATGCAAAACACTTTGAGTGTCTAGCTCATATCTTTTTTGTGCATTAAAATATTCAACTACAACCTTGTTAGCTTTTTTATCTTTATTTCCGTAATCCACACTTATGCCTGCTTCAGCAATAATATGTGAATCATTAATATTAAAAGTTGCAGATCCAGTATCTTCTACTTGCAGCTCATACTGCCCATTAAAGTAAGTAAAGACACCTCTCATGCTCGATAGCATCTCTTTTGAGTTATCCATTACAGAATTATTGGTATCAAGCACGCCATTGAGAGTAAAGCGTTTTACCTTGTTTAAATAAGTACCTGTATTGCTTGAATAATTAGATCCTAGAGTTGCATCTATGTATAAAAGATATTGCTCATTTTCATCAAAAAACCCATCCCTTATAGCTGCGATTATTTCTGCTGCATCAAGCACCTGGTTGCCATTAGAATCATATAAATCAATTAGCTCTCCTACTTTATTTTGCCACCACTTATCCTCATCTGTAATACTTATAAATTTATTGCCACTAACGCCACTCCAGGTAATAGGTTTGGCCGTGCCGTTAAAAAATGGCTGATCTACTTCTGTATCACACAAGTTTGCAGCTGTAGTAAATGTTGGTAAATTTACTTTTGCGGCTGGTATTTGTTTTCCATAATCTGCATTTAAAATATAGTCCTGAAAGCAAATAGCTGGATTATTGGAATATTGATAAGTATTAACATCTGCAATTCTTTGATCTCCTGATCCGCCAGCTGTTGAATCAGATCTCTGGTCATAAACTTTTTTACCTTTAACCACAACTGTAATTGCTGGAATACCAGAAAACATACCATTAGAATCATACTCAAATGAGGAACTAATATAAGCTATACCATTTAGTTTGTGTGCAGTTGTCCAGGTAGATCCAATAGAAGCTCTAAGCATTGGATCTGCTGTTTGTGCTGCTTTACCATGATGAGCATTAAATACATATCTATAAGATAAAGCTGGATTTGTTCCAAATGTACCACCAGTCAAATTGGTTGATCCGCCAGTTTGATTTCCTGTACATAAACTGCCATTACCAGAAGTAATTTTATCTGTACCTAGATAACCACCATTTCTAAACTGATTAGAGTCTGTAAGTCTATTGCCATCTACCTCAATAGTTTCAAGCATAATTTCATCTAACTCACCCAGAGCTATTGCATAAACCACATAAAGATCCTTAGATCTATTGGCAGAAGTGTCCATATAGACAATAGTGCTACCTACTCTTCTTGTTCCGTACACAATAGGAATACCGCCACCAGCTGCAATTTTAGTCCCCATAATATCTTGGCCTTTTGCCAACATATCTTTTGCAGTACGCCAGTTTTTAACACCCATAGCAATGGTAGCTATAAATAATATTTTTTTAATTACTGCTAGTTTTTTGGCTACAAATGCAACTGTTTGAAAAAATGTCATTGAAATCATTTAAGAACCCCACCTAACATTACTTTTAGCCTGAGTAGCAAATTCAAGGCCTTTATCACCTGTACTGAATGCCTGCTGGCTTTCGTCTGTATAATAAAGGCCCTTCGCTAAGTTCCAATTTGCCCAGTGACTAGCGACACTTAAACTAATAACTGAATTATTTATAGACTCATCTATAGATACGCTTTGTATTTGACCAGTAAAATAAGATATTGCGCCAACTATAGCTCCAGCTGCATCAAAATAAGCTAAATTTACTTCAACAACTTTATCTGTAAAAGATCCATCTTGTATTAAAGACCTAACCTGATCTGTAACATTAGAAAAGCCTATTAATAATTCATCTACCTGGAGTTGACCTGTTTCTGTTGTGTTATCTACGCTTAAAAAAGATCCGCCAGCTTCGTAGGCTTCTGAGTTATAAGTAACATTCACATGATGGTCTGTTAATCGAATTACACTAGATAAATTAAGCTCAATTAAAAAGGCTGTTGTTGTGGCTTCTGCTGATACTTGATTTTGTAGTGCAGTAGATAATGATCGTGGCATTAGGTAATACGTTCCCTGACATCAAATGAAATATTAAACATACCGCTTGAATCAGTTGTATACATAATTTCATCATTAGCTAAATAAACTGTATATTGCGGCTTATTAGTAACAACAACTTCATTGTCTGCAAGAGTTGATATTAATGGCGGTGATATTAAAATTGTGGCAGAAGTGCCAGTAGCATCCATATCAGATTGAATCATGTAGACCTTATCATGGTCATTAAACTTTATAACATCTCCAGCCTTGAAAGCACCTGCCTGGTTGTTTGTAAGGCCGTCTACTTCAATACTTGTATCTCCTACTGCCTGAGCTCCTACTACTTTTATATCTGTTTCTAAGCGACTTCCACCAAGATTATCTAATGGTGCTGTAATCGTAAAATGTGTAAAACGTCCCTTCTGTTTTTGTAAAAAAGCAAAATAAGCCTGAGCATTTTCTTGTGTCATTGGTGGCATTTGTACAGTAAAGGAAAAATACTGACCACCTATTTGTCTAACAGACCTTGATCCTGATAATGTTTGATTTAAAAGGGTTGGTCTATTGTCTTGGAAGCTGGTCGCACCAAAATTAACTGTTGTTGGATAAAGTGCCATTATAAGATTCCCATTTTGCCTTGCTTGTTCATGCTGTTATTTATTATTTGAGTTATAAGGCCTTTTCTTGACTGTAATAGGTCATCAAAACCAGCAGCATCAACTGTAGAAATATTAAAATTAACTGTTGTAGATCCACCACCTAAAGACTGACCTTTTGTATGATCTACCACTGTTTCATTTGGATGTACCATCATTGGAAATCCACCACGACCATCCATACCACCTGATCTATTGCCAGATCCAGTAAAAGCTCCACCCTCACCAGAACCAAACATGCTTCCAAAATCTGCAAAAAATGACTCAAAAGATCCTGTAATTGGTTTTAAGATCATTTGCTGTATAGCAATTCTTAGCATTTGTTCAATAACATAATCAGCAAAACCTTTAAATGACAATTTGCCAGTTTTTATTGTTTCAACAATAGAATCTTCAAACTTTCTCATAGCTCCAACAGTTGTTGTTTCAATAGTTTTTGCTAAACCATCTTTGCCTAAACTTGCAATAAATACCTGAAGAGGACTACCAATATTAACTAATTTAGTTGTCAATTCATCTGTAGCAACCACTACGGCATCCGTGCCATCAGCAGCATCATCAAGAGTCATTTTATAACTCCTCATTTTACCTGCTGTTAATGTCGCAGCATCCCCATATTTGGTTGTCTTTTGTTCTCCAAAAACAATAGCAATATTATTTTCATATATAGCATCAGTTACAGTTTTAAGTTCGTCATCATAATCACCAAGTAAGTTTTTAGTTTTTAATATTGTTACTCTTAAAGCCAAATAGCCGTTAGAAAGTTTTGCTAATGCAACTTTTGATCTACTTGCCATATTAATAGTGCTATCAGCAAATAGCCCCATAGTTTCAACAGCACTGGCTAATGCTTCTATAATTCCATTTGCTATATCCACCCCCAACTGATCCATGCCGCCAGCCTCATCAATAGCCTCTGTTATAAAACCAGCTATTGCTGTTTGCATTTTTTCAAATACTGGTAAAAAAGATGTTGTAATATTATTAACAAAAGATCCAAGTTGCATTTTTATAACGCCAATAGCATCATTGAATTCCTCAGTTCTTCTTATGACTGATTTATCTAAAACCACGCCTAAGTCTTTTGCTCTTTCAATAAATTTAATTAGTCCTTTTTCTGATAAATCTTTTATAGCACCAGTTAAAATAACACCCTGTCTGCCAAATAAACCAGCTAATGCACTAGCTCTTTCGCTTTGAGATCCCATTGAGCTAATACCTTTGGCAGTATCAGCTAAAATATCATCAAAAGAACGCATATCACCAGACGTGTCGCGCAAATTAATACCAAGATCCTTAAATATATCTGCTTGAGTTTTTAGCCCCTTATCAGCATCACCTATTGTCCTGGCAAATTTAATTAATGCTGTATTAGCTCCCTCAATAGTAGTTCCTGACTCTCTTGCAGCTAAGTGGAATGCCTGAAGTGTATCTGTAGCTATACCTGTTTGAGTTGATGTTTTTCCTATAGCATCAACAGTCTGAAAGGATTTATCAACAAGAACAGCAAGAGCAGTAGCCGTTCCAACGGCTGCCAAACCAACAGCAGCAACGCCTTTGGTTGCACTGCCAGCAACGCCAGCCATTTTTCCAAGTCCACTGGTTACAACATCAAAAGATTTTTTAGTATTATTAACAGCACTTAATATAAAATCAATTTTCTTTTTAGCCATTATTCTTTTCCTCAATTATTTCTAAATAAGCTATCCACGTTTGGAATTCTTGGACGCTAATTTCTTGGATCTCCTTATGAGTTTTACCAAGTTTTTCTGCTAGTGCATATTGCATAAACAAACTAGCGTCCTTTGTTAGTTTTTTTTTGTTTCCTCAATAGGCTCTTCACCCATAATTTGTTGAGCAACGGCAACTAACACCTCACGATCTACATTATTTAGTAAGTCTTGTTTATCGCTTAGACTAAACATTTTTTCCATGTCCTCGTCTAAGGCCTTGTAAATTAATACATAAGCCATCATCTCTAAATTATCCTGCTTACTCATTTTGTAGAGTTTGCTAGTTTCAGCTAGAGTTAACGGCTTCGCATATATCGTTAATGGTTTCCCATGCTCATCCGCCCATTCAGGCACTTCAATAATTTTTATCTCCTGCTCCGCAAAGTGTCCCTTTGCTCTCTCTATAGCATTCATTATGGAGTTGAAGTTACTAGAGCTGATTTACCCTGTACAGAGAATGAAATTTCTACTAATCCATCATGGCTGGCTTGTGTTGATATGCTAGTAACTAATGCAGTTCCTGTATATCTGGTTGCACCACTTGCCTCGCCTTCAGGAAAGAAGATTAAACTAACTTCTGCGCCAGCTGTCATTGCTGTTTGAGCTGCGCTATCTTCATCCCAGTAAGCATCAATGCTAGCCGTGAAATCCGTTAATCCTGTTTCATAAGTTTTGAAAGTTGAACCCATTGCTGAACTTTCGATTGTGTCGCTGTTATGCTCAAAAGAGTAGGATTTCATTTCCCCAACGGCATTTGAACCCCCTACCTTTATTATTCCAGCATTTCCTTTTTGAACTGCCATTTTTTATTCCTCGCTTTTTTTATTTTCTTGTTTTGAAGAAGGTTTAGATTTAGCTGCTTCTTCTTTCCAGCCATTGTTCAACATACTCTCAACACACGCTGGATGAGCTATTACTGAAGTTCCGTTTTTATGTAAGACCATAATTATGTTCCTGTTGTTGAATCAGGCGTGGTAGCCAAATTCATATAGTTTGTTAAAAGATCCAAAGTTGCAAAAGCAACTGGAGCTTCACCTTCTGCATTAAATTCAATACTAGTTGTTTCCAAATAGCAGTCCTGAACCAATCCGTTTAATGTTGGATCTGCATATATTGCCATCTCGATTTCTTTGCAGATAGTATCGAGAGTAGTATCAAAATTTGCAGTAGCTTTTACATAGATTTCTACTGCTACTGTTAAATTTCTATCTATAATTCTTGTGGTGTTAGTTCCCATGTCTAAGGGCATGGATGTTTCTTCTTTTGTATAAATAACAAGAGCTGGTGTGCCGTTGCTTGCTATTGGATATACTCTGGAATCAGTAACCCTATTTCCAGTGGTTGTAAGGCCAGTCAATGTTGTTTTAATCTGATCTCTTATTTGTGTGCGTAAGTGGTTAGCCATTTATGCTTTCTCCAACTCTAAAGAAGTAAATCCAGTTCTATCTGATTGAATGCTTACAACTGTATAATTTTGAGCAGGACTTAATATATTTCCATCAACATCCTTTACCGCTGTTACATTTAATTGATTGCCAAATGCAATACTTGGTAGATCTATAGATCTACAATAGGCAATGGGTTGAGTTCCTTCTATTCCAACACCTGCATCATTTTCTAAAAATTCATTATTTAAAATAATATTAATTACAGCACTAGCATTATTGCTATTTACATAAGTGGCCTGTATTCCATGACCAAATTCTGTATCTAAATAAGAGTCCATATCTTCTTCGGTTTCTAGCTCGTATAAACTCATGCAAATTCAGCCAAAACAAGATTAACCATTCCTAGATTGTCATTCTCAGCTGAGACAACCTTAAATACAGTCTCTGGAGTTAATTGGCTCCCTTTATTTGTCGTAACCGCATGTACTGTTAATTTATCATCAATACTTATATATGGTGCATCTAAAATGCTTATCATTGCTCTTGGCTGGTAGCCATCTACGCCAACGCTATTACCTTGTATATTAAAATATTCTTGGTCAATTATTATGTTAATTATTGACGTGTTACCGCTTAAATTATTCTGGATCTCTAAAAATGTAGCAGACACGCCACCTATACCTGGATTGGTATAAGATCTGAAATCTGCTGCACTTTCAAGAGCCATAATTACTTATCAGCTCTAGTTTTCATTGGTTTAGTTTCTGAACTTTTAAGGCCTTCAGATCTATCTGATTTCTTAGATCCTTTGCCATTATATTCTTCAACTTTGCCATAGTAGACAAGCTCATTACCAACAGACTCAACAATTTCTACTATATCGCCAACGTAGACTGTTTCTGAATCTAGAACTGTATCTTTTATTACTACATATTTTTTCATATTAGTGATGGTGGCATTGCTGCCACCATTCCCATTATTGGTTGTCATCACCATTAATTAACCAGCTTTACAGAATGATACTGGGTGTCTTACGGCCATATCTACTGAATTTAATGCCACGATTCTGACACTACCAGTTGAAGATAAGCTATATGGATCTACAACAATATCAAGCGTTCCAAAGAAGCCAACTAGGAAGTCTGAGAAGTTACCAAATAAATATTTATTAGCATCAATTTGTGTTGAAACTATTGCGTTATATCCATTTATTTGACCACCTTCTGCGACAAAGCTAGATGTTCCTGCTACTTTTGGAGTTCCTTTCATATTTCCCATATTTGTAGGATTTACTATGTAACTTAAATCACCAAGCAGAGCATTGTCGGCAGCAACTAAAGATTCCATTCCAAGCATTTCTAAATAAGTTGGAGAAGCTGCTGCTGCAAAAGCTGCGGCAGAGTTAATTCCAGTTGTATTTAAAATGCCTTTTGGGTTTCCATTATTACCAGAACCGCTAATAGCTACATTGTCGATATGAATTGCTATAGCCTTAGTTAGATCGTCTCTAATTAGATTTTCAACATCTAATGAAGATTGAATCATAAGTTGGCGAGTTGTATCTACAAATGCTCCTAATGTGCGGGGAGTAAGACTAATATTTCCAATAGTAGGAGTCTGGTTAGCAACCGCACCACCTTCAGTAGCTACAAAAGCAGCGGCTGAAGCAGTTAATTTCTTCGGTATTTTCACATCACCTGTTAATCCACGAAGCATGGTCGCGCCTGCTGACATGATGCTTGAATTAGCTCTTAGAACATCTATAAAGTCTTGAGGTCTGAAATCTTCACCTGAAAGATCACCTTCATTACCCATTGTCATTCCTCTATTTCCCCATTGAGACATAATCTCAGCAGGAAGCATTACGCCTTGTGCTGTTCTACCTTGCACATCCGCAGCAGCAGCTGAACATTCAAATTCAAATGCAGCATCCTCTTGCGCACGTCTATCAGTTGGATTAGCCATAGCATTTACTGCTTTTAGAATTGAGAACCTTTTAGTTTCTTTTTCTGTTAAGCCAATATTTGCAGGAGTTTCTAAAGGTTGTGAATTACCAATTTCATTTAGTAATGTTCCTCTAAATTCTTCAACACTTGATCCATTTCCTATTGCTTGATTACCAAGATCTCTTTTGTTGTGTTTAGCAGCTAGATCTAAAATCTCTTTTGAGTTTTTAGCCATTTCTTTTCTAGCATCATCCGCACTTTGGGATCTTACTTCATCAAGGTTAATTTCTTTTTTTTCTTCCATTTTAATTTTTACCTTTTTGTTTGTTTTTGATTTTGACCTTCCAATACCTACCGATAAATCTGCCCCTATTGCAACTAAGCTGGCTTCCATTGGCATCCATGATGCTCTGTAATGATCTCCGATAATGTCGTTGTTTGATCGTTCTAGTGTGTTAATTTTGTAACCAACGGAGATATTTTTCTTTATACCGCTTTTTACGTCTAACCATGCTTGAGTGGCTAAATCAGATTGCCCAAATCTGACTACTGCTGTTGTCCTCTTAGCAGTCTCATCAAGTTTAAATTCTTCAACAATCCCAATCTGCTCATCCATTCTATGATTCGCAAGTAGTGGAGCATTGCCTGAGGCTATAAATGACATATCTATATCTTCAGCTTTATGGCTTAAAACTTCTAAGCCAAAATCGCGCAGCACTTCACTTTCACTTGAGACTGAAATACGGACGCGTCTATTATCTTCATCAATATATTTAGCTCTTGATAGGTCTATTGTTCTGTAAGCAATTTCATTGCTAAATAATCTATCATTTCCATCTACATTAATTTCTTCTTCTACAACCACATCCTCTACTGTTTCAACAGCTAATATTTCTTCAGCTGCTACTTCGTCAAGGATATGTTCATTGTTTTCAATTTCCATATTTTTAACCTCGCTAGTTAATGGATGTTTTTCATTTGGTATTTCTACCTCTTGAACTTCTTTATTCTTCATTTTCAGCTTCTCCTTCTACTTCAGCTGGAACTGGTGCTTTATTACCAAAAGGCTGGAAAGCAGTGCTAATGCCATATAATTTGGCTAATTCTTGTTCTTTTGCATGTTGTTCAAATGTTTCCTCAACATCTTTTCCATAGCTACTAACAATATCTGAGTAAGAAATAATGCCATTTTGCAGACCTACTACATTGGCTTGCATTTCTTTAAGTGGATCTATCCAGGCAAATGATCTTGGAATGTAATTAACGCTATCAGCAAACTTATCAAATTTACCCATTGGAAGATTTATAGCTTTAGTTGTTATAGACATTTCTAACCATCTTTTAAAAACTACATCTACAAAATGTTGAACTATAAACTCTTGCCAAAGCTGGTAGTTAGATCTATCTTCTAATGCACCCTGACGGATTGAAGAGTAGTTGACACTGGTTAAATCGTTGCTCAAAGCGTGGTATGAGATGTTTAGGCCTGAAGCTATAGATCTTAATACTGTAGTTGTGAAACCTTCAAATGCACTAGTTGGATGAGTAGGATCATAAGGGGTAAAGGTCATGCCGTCTGGCAGTTGTTGAAATGTTCCAGGCTCTACATTCATAACAGGATTAAAAGTATCTTCATGGTCATCTCCAACATAAGAACTACCATCAGCTGAACTAAAGAAACCTGACTTACTTGCTCCTAGTCTTGCAGCTACTATTTCTGCTTCTAAATATCCTGAAAGCTGTTTAATATTAGACATTGCAGTGGCAATATGGCTCACACCTCTAGTTTGTTCTGCTCTATTAGGCATGTAGCAGTGTGTAATTTCTTCTGCTGGCACTCTGATATGCTTGTTACTTATGTCGTATGAGTCACCATAAGGATTTTCTTTATACAAATGGTATGCAATAGGCTTTCTGTATTGATCTACTTCTACACCCATGCAGACTTTATTGCCATTTTTAAGCGTGTAATTTAAAGTCTCATCTAATAAATCACTTTCAATAAACTGTATCTGATAACCATAAGGACTATTATTGGTCTTAATATGTCTAATAAGAACCTCGCCATCTCTTGCAAGAGACTCAACAAAAAGTTTTTGACAATCTAAAAACGACATTCTGCCATTGGCGGTGCAAGTTCCTACTTTAGTCCATTTTTTCCAGGCATCTTCTATTTGTTTATTAGCTGATAGGTCAAGAGATCCATTGTCATCTCTGGCCTTAGCTGAAATTCTTACGCCATGTTTTCCAATAACATTGCTTACCATTAACTTTAAATATCTAGAAACATAAGAGTCATTATTTGATAAGTTTCTGGCTCTATCTCTTAGGGTTCTTAGGCTGTCTTTAATTTCAGCATCTGCTGATTTAGAACTGGTTATAAAATCAGCAAACAGCCTACCTGTACTAGCACCTGTATAATTTCTTTTAAATGTAAAAGATCTTTTTTCGGGCTTAGTTTTAAATATGTTGTTATACCAAGCCATTATGTTAGGTCTGTAGGGTTATAGGTGTTTGTAGATCCAAACCTTACTTTTATATTATTACCGCTTCCTTGTTTGTTCTTTACTCTTGCCATTTTTACTTCTTGTAAATATTCAGTTTTATATTTATCTCTAAATGTATTTAATTCATCTATAGACATTCTGCTTAATGATCTGCCAGCAATACTCATTGATGATTGATCCATAGTTGCTCTATTAAGTGCCACTGCTTCAATAGCATCTAACATCTGTTTTGCAAAAGATCTAACAGTTTCGTTCTCGATAGTTACATAGCCTGTTTCTAAATGTGCTTCAGCTCCGCCAGCTGTTTTAGTAATCTTAACTACATATTTATAATCGCCTGGAGTTACTGAGTTGGTGCTTGTGTGTAAAAATATGTATTCATTATTAGCTTCTGTAGCTGTTATTGATATTGCGGTTGCTGTAGATCCGCTAATTAAATTCAATTTATATACTAATGAATAATCAGCAGTAGGATAATCATTTGACAGGTCTGTTCTTTTCCACGCCCAATAGCCATTAACCTGTAAGGTAGTTGGTATTTCTAATGGATAATTTTCAGTATCAAAGATATTGCTCAAACAAAAACCCCAAAATGTAATTAGATTAATCTAACTAAAACACTATGGGTGCAGATTATAGGTGTCAAGGCTATGTTTAATGATTATAAATCTTTCCAAGAATTAACAAAATTTCTTCCAGGTCTTATATTTGCATTATTTCTTTGTGATTGATTATTTTTAACTGGATCTGCTGATTGATTTAGAATTTTAGTCTCAATAGAATCCCAGTTGGGATTTAGTATATAGATAGCTGCAAATGAATAAACCAAACAATCAAGAGTTTCATTTCTTGGACGTATCTGTTTCCAGACCATTTGTTTCTTTCCTCTTGTAAAGGTGGTTATTCTTTTCTCAGCTGTAAGCTGCTTAAAGTATTCTTCATCAAGATCTGCTGCAAAATGTAATGTGGTTTTATCTGGTTCAACTGCTAATCTTCCATATATTAATTCTTTAGCCTGATCTGTACCTACTCCATAAAGTACAGCTCTATTCTTACCTACAAATGTTGGCTTATTTGCTATTGGCTTGCCAGCAACTGATAAACCCTTAATAGCAAAAACCCTTCTTGCTTGTCTTGGTTTAGTAAATTGGTAAACCTGATTGGTGTGGTGTCCGCCTGAGTCAATACATGTGCAAGATATTGGCATGATCCTACCTGATTCAGTTTGAAATCTTTTCTTTAAGAAATCATCAAGATCATTCCATACCTGAGCAGCGTTTGGATCTCCCCAGAATATGCGGTGGTCAATAACATAACATTCATAATCTCTAGCAAAACCAACTAATGAGATCTCTAATCTATCTTTTTGGGTATCAACTCCTGCAACCAGAACCATAACATCTTCAGGTATTGTATTAATATCATAATTAAGCCTTCTATCTAGGAGATCTTCATAATTAATACTTTGACCTTTTTCTTCCCAACTCTCACCCAAGCTAGTATTTATAAATGTCTTTAAAGTTTCAGGGTTTTTCTTAGCTTCCAGAAAGTTAATAGCCATATCAGACCAGGTACTCCAAACTGAATAGAGTTCTGAAATATGAAAGCCAGCAGTTTTAACTTTGGGAGCTGTAGCTATCCACTCGCCATTGGTAATCATCCACTGCTTCTTTGATTCTTCTATTACAGATCCGCAATCTTCACAAGCATAGGCAGCAGTCTCAGGTTTATCTTCTTCCCATACTACGTTTTTCCATTTTAATATCTGTTTAAAATTACACTCAGGGCAAGGCACATTAAAGTATCTTTGATCTGATTCTTCAAATGCAGCCTCAATAGCGGATAAACCTTTTATTGTTGGGGTGCTACACATAAAGATCTTGCGATTAAAGAAAGTTTTAGTTCTGGCTACCGCTAATGCTATTGGTGAACCTTCACCACCTACGCTTTGTTCAAACCTATCACACTCATCTAGTAATAAAATACGGATAGGTCTACTAGCGAGTCCAGCACTAGAATTAGATCCAACTATAGAAATATGGCCACCTGCAAACTTTTTGTGCATGGTTGTATTGGATGAGTCTTTTCTTTTAGCATCAGCCACACAATCTTTTAGCTTTTCACTATCTCTTATCATTGCAGCAAGTCTATCTTTACTAAAAGCCTGTCCCATAGAAAGATTAGGCTGTACTACTAAAATTGGTGAAGCATCTTGATCTATATAATATCCAATAGCATTTAAGAGGATTTCAGTTTTACCTACTTGGCTTGAAGTCATAACAACAATTCTTTCAGTAGTTGGATCATTAAAGGTGTCCATTATTTCACGTTGGTATTCACAACGTGAAGTTCTCCATGATCCTGACTCAGCAGAAGATTCAGGCGATAGTTTTCTATAACTATCCGCCCATTCGCTTATTGTTAATTTTGGCGGTGGTTTAAATGTCTGCCTGGTGTTCTTCAACACGTTCAGCATATTCAGTTGGTATTCCATTAGTTCCTGAAAGTTCATCAAGTGTTTCATACACCTGATCTTTGATTATTAATTCTGCATCCTGGTATGTTTCAACCGCTATAACTTGATGAGCAATTTTAGATGGTAGTCCTAGCAGTTTTGCTCTTACGTTTGCTACAAGCTCAGACCAGGTATCTTGTACAAGCTTTGCTGGTATTAGCTCACCTTCTAATGAAGATACTTCTAACTCAGCTTTATCAGCTTGTGCTTTAGTTAGCCTGGTCTTTTCCTCAGCTATATCTCCTGATCCGCTTCTCTTGTTGTAGCCACCAAGTTTTCTGAGGTAAGAAATGTAAGCTATTCTGCAAACATCTATATTTAAAGGACTCCTACCCATTTTAGAAGGTAGTATGCCGTCCCTTATAAGCTCGCTTATCCGCTTAGTGCTTAGATCCAAGTGTTCTGCAAGATCTCTTTGTGTAGCCATAGAATGCGCTGTAATTACCTTAGTTGAGAAAGGGTTAGTCTAAAAGAAAATTGCGATTTTGAATTACCCTTGTGTCTTTGGCTAGAAGAACCTATCATTTTTTCCACCTACTTATTGGCTTATTGCTTACATGGAATGCAGATAATTTCTTTTTGTTTATCTTATATGGATAGATTGATTGAGGTTTGTCGTCTATCCATACATCAATTTTAATACCAACGCTTTTTACCGCTTGCATTTTAGCTACGCTTCTTGGTACAAAAATTATTGGAATGTCTAAAACATTTTTTATATCTTTGGATAGATGTTCATATCTTTTAGTGACGCAATAGACTTTGTGACCTGACGTTAAAAATAACTGTATAACTTTATTCCACGTCTCTGGATCTAGAGTATAAGTTTCGTCAAAATCTAATGCTAAATTCATTTAGATCCTTTAACAGCTTTATTAAATTCTGCTGTTAAGTTTTTATCAAAATTATTATTAACATAACCTTTTGCTATTTTATAAAAAGGAAATCTAATTTTGTATTGAACTGAGTCTCTAAATATCACCATTAATTTAAGTGTTTTATCTTTATGCTTCTCCCATACACCAGTCTTGCCATTGATAGTTAATATTTTTTGCTTCTTATTTTTAATATAACCTTTACCTCTTAATCCTCTAATATTACCAAATGCATTTAATGCTGGATTGTCTTTCATTGGCACACCAACTTTGCCCTTTTTAGTTCTTGTGCCGCCCTCTATTTGGAATTTCATTATCTTTGCCGCCCAGTCCTGAAATCCAAGCGTCCCAGTTAAATTCTGTTTTCTGGCTTGTATTCTAAAAAAAGCCTTAATTGTTTGGTCTCTGGGCCTATCTAATTTTGCCTTCATTTGTTGGCCTAATACTTTGTCTAAACCCTTTAACTTAAATGGAGCTATGCCAAGCGTTTTATTTATTGCCATAGCTGTAGCAAAAGGGATCTCATTTTTATAAACAGATTTAGTCCAGATACTTACTTCTTTTATATTATGTTTGACCTTAATTTTCATTAATCTTTTCTCCAATTTGATTTACATGCAAACTTTAAGCCTGCTTCTTTTGCTGCTTTTCTCACTGTAGATGGACTGCATCCCAATGACATAGCTACTTCACGCGAGCTTTTACCCTCGTTAATCTTTTCTTTTAATTTATCTTTATCTATATTCATGTTTAGTATTTACAAATTTTCGTAGTATTTGATGACTTCATCAAGGTATATACGACACTTTTTTAAATCTCTTATATTCTCACCCTTATCTCTATGCCTAAATAAATACTTATGCACATTACCTAATGCATAGTCTGCAAAGCCCTTAGCACCTAATCTATCCCTTATTAGATCCCAGCACTCTACAATGCCCTGATAATGTTTTGGTTTGTTTACTGCATCATATTTACTTAGCATCTTTATTCCTTTTAATAATTTCTCTAATACATTTCAACTTAATTTTAGGCAGCGTTTTAGCGTTATCTATCTGATCCTTTAGCTGCTCAAGTGTCATACTTTTTAAGTAGAAATGTTCTGTTTTAGTTTTGCCTGTAGATTTATCTTTAATCTTCTGACTTGGTTTTAGTTTTATTGGCATAGCCTTGTTCCTCTTGTTAAATATTTGATCAAAATTATTATTAAATTCATTGTTAGTAATTTGCATTCCTCTCCTTTTGTCTCCCTTTCCATTCATTTGTAATTAACTTTGGTAAACGTCCCATTTATATTTATATCTTTTAAGGATCTCTTTACGCCTATATATGGATCTACAAACCTAAACAACTCCTGCACACTAAACAAAACAACGTCCTTATCCTTGCCGTGAATCTTCTTTAGTCCAGGTAGTTGTGAGTCATAATCACAAACAATAGCAACCTGGTCTTTAGCATATTCATAGCACCTGCAATCTAGCTGCAATTCTTTATAACCATTCTCTAATGCCTTTTTAATTAGAGCCGTATAAGCCCTTTTCATCATGGCCAGTCTATCCATCTTCTTTTTATAATGTTCGTTAGCTAAACTATCTTTAAAAATCATCTCAGCTTTACAGAACTTAATTTCCAGAGATACATCCACACATTTAAATAGCCTTCTTCTACCACCCCATTTGGCATTTATTTCAGACTCAAAAGATCTGTAGTCTTTTATGGCCTTATTAAATGTTTCTTCTAAATAATTATTCATTTATAGGTTTAGTGTTTATATATCTTGTTTAATTTTTTTTAGGATGTGTGCTATTACTTCAATAGTCCATCCATTGCCAAGCATCTTATACCTTTGGGTATTGCTTACATGGTTCGTGTAATTATCTGGCGCTGTTTGCAAGCGTTCGCACTCAACAGGTGTTAGTTTTCGCCAGTAGACTTCTTGTTCTACAACCACGATATCTTTAGTTACTGAGGATATTGCATTTGATTTATCATCCTTTCTTAATTCAAGCATTTGTTTTGGTTTCGTTTCCTTCCAGGCTACATTTTTACCTTCTGCATTAACTGATCTTGCTCGCAACGCACCGCCTGTTATTACCTTTGGCTCTCTATGTCCACCGCCACAAGTTGTAAGCGTTGATGATTTGCCATCCTCTGAATAAACCCTTTTTATTTGGTCATGGCCTTTAATATCTACTGCAACGCCTACTTGTTTAGGTGTGTCGTAGGTTTCTTTCATTATTTTAGGACTATCAGACCTTGCTAATAATGATGGAGATTTGCCATCTTCTGCATAAACTCTCCTTTGCCTTTCATTATCTTTTAATATATCTCTTGGTATATCGTGTATTTTTTTAGGTGTGTCGTGGGTTTCTATGTACTGCTCTTTATTGCCAGCAGTAAGTGTTGGGGACTTACCATTTTCACTTTGGATTGGTTTTTGTGGTATACCTGTTGCTCTAAAACCATTGTTAGCTTTAAAGTTAGCTTTACTATTTTTATAATACTGAGCTTTTATAACGTGTGATTTTTCTTGTATGTTATCTAAAACATCAGATTCATTAGTCTCCAATATATCCCTTAAAACTATACCTCTTTGTTCAGGTTGTTCTATTCCAGGTATATTAGTCCAATAATATCTAACTCTGTTTTGTGCGCTTACTAAGGCTGAGTTAATACAGATAGGTTCAACGCCCATTTGCTCAGATATGACATCTAGGTATTCTTTTTTCATTCTTACATTTTCTAATAAAAAATATTTTGGGTTTAGCTCCTTAACACATCTAACAAACTCAAAAAATAAAGCACTTCTAGGATCATCAAATGCAAGCTGTTTACCAGCAAAACTAAATCCCTGACATGGACTACCGCCCATAATTAAATCAATCTTAGGTAATGTTGATAAATCTAATGCAGTAATATCTCCAACCTGAATAATATCTGGGTAATTAGCTTCACTCACTTTCATAGCATATTTATCAATCTCACTTGAATAATAATTATCTACTTTAATGTTAAGACGATCTAAAGCAATACGTCCACAACTCATTCCATCAAATAAACTTAATACATTCATACTTTTTCCTTTGCATCATTTTTGGGAGGAAGGATATATGCTACGCATATATATATCCCTTCCTTCCCTGCTAATCTTATGATTTTTCATTAATACTTCCCTCATTCTTTCCTGTAACTTCCCTGTTAGTTCCCTCTGTAAAATTAGGCTCTAATTTTTTAAATTTATAATCTTGATAGCCAACTTTACTTATGTGGTAAAGCATTCCGTTTTCTTTCATTGATCCAAACATCTTTTTATAATTTTCATACTTCATAACCTCGCCTTTAGTATTTTTGATTAGGTATTTTAAGTCCTTTGGCATTACAAAGACATCTTCTGGATTATCTTCATCAATCCTAAGAGCTAATCTATTTATTGCTTGTAAAACTAATCTCTGTTCTGGTGATCCTACTCTTTTTGGTTCAATCTTTTTATCAGTTTGCTTTAAATATCCGCTTGTTAAGTCTAAACCTTGCCCTATCAGCTCAACCTCTTCAAATATAAAATTCATAGACGACATACCTTGTCCGTCTTTATTAAGCGTCTGCTGAAATTCCACTAACATATCATCTTCCCTAACATCATTTCTTGTTACCTTAAATTCATAATCTAAAGAAGCTCCAATTACTGAAGATCCTCTAGCTCTTCCACCTTGATGTCCTGAGTGATGTACTAAGCATATTGCGCAGCCATATTCAGCTATCAGCGTATCTAATTGAGCTACAAAATTCCCAACATCTTCAGCTGAGTTTTCATTACCACCACCGCCAGCAAAGCATCTTTGAAAAGTGTCTATAACCAGCATTGATATCTCACCCTCAATAAGCACTACAGCCTCAATTTCCTTTTTTAATCTGTCAAAATCATCCTTATCACCAATCCTGACTGCCCTATCTGACAAGAATAACGGGACTTCTGTTAAGTCATACTGAGCCTGCTGCCAGGCTGCCAACCTTCGTTTTACCCCACGCTGACCTTCACCACAAATATAAAGGACAGGCTTTTTAGAGGTTTTTAAGCCATAAAACGGCTTGCCTGAAGCTATTGCACATGCCATTGATATTGCAATAAATGATTTACCACTCTTAGCTGGGCCATACACCTGTATTAATGATCTCTGCTCAATACAATCCTTAATTAACCACTCTGGGTTTGTTACCTGCTGCAATACCTTGTCTGCTCTGGTAAAAGTTAAAGATCCTTTTAATTTAACTTCTTCGCACTTTCTTATGTAATCCTCAAACTCTTGCGGATCTTTAAAATAACCATTAGCTGCTGCATCCCATAAATCATCTTTATCTTTAAAGTTATCTGGTATTGGTGCAACTTTCACCTTGCATCCATTTTGTTTTAAAAATGCTGATATCTTTTCAGCAACCTCTAAACCAGCCGCATCCTTATCTGGCCATATAACTACATCTCTGCCATAAATTTTAGACCAATCAGATTTATCCCATGAGTTACATCCACCATGCCAAGTACAAACATCATAACTATGTAATGTAGCTGATCCCTGACAGGCTTTTTCTCCCTCACTAATCAATACAGGCTTATCAGGGTAGTTGTTAGTTATAAATAATGGCATTAATCCCTCTGGCCTATTCATTGACCAAGAGCCGTTAGGCTGCTTTGTAAAGGGTGCATATTTTTGTCTTATATGGTGGCCTTCTGGAAATCTTAAAACCATAAAATCTTCAGAATATTTCATTTTAATTACAGCCTGTTTCCAGAGATCTACCATCTGCTCACGCGAGAATGAACGGCCACTACTTTTTGTAGCAGGGGAGCTACTACTTAAGGAGTGTAAGTGTGGTAATGGCCGTTCAAAACCATGCTGCTTTAAAACCTCTTCAACATTTTTACCTAAATGCTTTATAAGGCCAGCAACCCCAAAGCCTACGCCTTCTTCAAAATCGTAGAATTGACCAGTATCTAAAGTAAAAACCATAGATCCTTTATTTCCCCAACGCCATTCATTAGACTTGACGCTGGTTGGCTCGCCTAGAAGTTGTCTAGCAACTTCTGGCGCTATTCTTTGCCAATCAGTATCGTGCATATTAAAAAGGTATGTCTGAATCAGTTAAACTAGTTTCTTGAGAACTAGGAAATGAAACATTACCATTAGCTATTAATGGATCTTGGTCATCAAAAGTTGGCGTACCATTTTTATCAATACCTGGAAGCTCAAAATTTTCCCATCTATCTGCAAACTTAACAAAGTCCCAAGTTGGCACTATTAGCGTCCACTCTTTGCCTGTTTTTTCATTCTTATTTTTATCAATACGCTTGCCAGTAGATTTAAATGTAGGTAACTGCTTATTATTGTTGTTACGTTCATTCCAGAAGAGATCCAACATGCCCTGAAAGCCCTTAGCCTCGCCTGAGTAAAATCTTCTATAAAGTAATGGCGCTTCATAACCATGCACCATAACCCAACAGCTAAAAGCTCTTTTGTACCTCTCATCCCAATTTGCAATGCCTGGCATTTTAGAAGTTACTCCAGGTGCATCATCCCAACTGTATTGGTATTCATTCTCATGCCAACGCCCCCAACCAGTTGCTAGCGTTGTCCAATCAACCTGCATATATTCAATATCAATCGTTTCCTCTTTACCAACATACCAACACTCCTCACGGCCTCTATAGCCTAAATAAATGCTTTGTGTTGAATCATTCATGGTTTCTAATATATTCATCTCTCTTTTCCTCTCTTTAATGGATAGTTTTATCTATCTCGTTTATATAAATGCTTTCTAGCCTGCTATAGTTGCGCGCTAAATAGCCCTCAAAATTATCATCATTTATCAGTCCAAGCAGATCTAAAACTCTGTTTACTGATTCGAATTCTTTTCGGCAAAACTCTAAAAAATCATCATCATTTACTATGAACATTTTTTTAAAATCTTTTTCAAGTTGTCGCATATATCTATAAGCGGACACATGTATGTGCATTGGTTGTTTCTCTTCATATCACTAACAATCCAACCTGGCACAACAGCCATAATGTCTTTGTTGTTATATTTGTATATGAGAATAGGGATTAACTTATCACCAGCTGAACTAATTACCTGATCCCACCAAGCCTGCTTATACATATTGCTTTTAGAGTCACCATATCTTTTGCACTCGATTGCAAACTGGCCAATATAAATATCAGCTAAACCTTTGATATATGCCTGGTCTAAATTTCTTTTTGCTTTTCTTTCCATACCAAGATCCACAAGGCAGTCATTTAGCTTATTAACTATTAATCTTTCAAATGCAGCGCCTTTGTTTCTTGAATTAATCTTTTTCATTTTCTTCAATAATCCAAATAAAAATAAAATAACTACTTACCAAAGCTACACCAGTTAATAAAAAAACACCGCCTAAAATATAAAATAAAGTCTGCATTAAAACCTAGCTCTAAATAATTTCATTAATATTAAATAATTTTTGTCTGAGACAAATTTTAGATGGTGTAACTTATTTAACATTTTTCTTTTCTAATTCGTGTTGGCATATACCTAACTTAATTAAGAACTCGCCAGCTCCGTTAAGTTTCATGTAGTTTTGGTCTGCAAATTCTTTTAAAATAGTGTGCATATCCGTTGTTAGCCATAAAGCCTGTTTCTCAATCTTTTTTTGTGCTTTCATTTCTTATCTCTCCTTTTTAATATTATTCTCTTATTTATAGTTTTGCAATTACAAGTTTAGAAATTACATTTTATAATTTAAAATGAAGGGCATTACCAATAACTCTCCATACTCTCTCTCTCTTGGTATTTGCCCTTCTCTTCTAGTTCTTTCTTATATCAGTTCTCTTTGCATCCTGCTCTAACTCAATTCTAAATAAAAACAGATCTAATTCTGCGTTCTTATATTTTTCGCCCAAGCGAATCAAATTATCTTCTTTATGTTTTAAGGCTATTTTAGCCAGAGTTTGTTTATCCATTGTTAGTCTCCTTTATTGTTAATTGTTTCTGTCTCGATATTCAGCTAATCGCCATCCCTTGTTATAAAGTGCATTTTGTATTTCTGTCCATGATTTTTTTCCTAAATTTTCCATTTTCATAATATCCCATATTGTTTTTTGTATTAAATGACCAACAAGATAAACCCCATGTACTTTTAAAGTCTTGGTGCAATGATTGGTTAAATCAATCTCCTCAATTGGTCTCAGTAGAAAATCATTAAAAGAAATAGATGTAAATTTATTAATAGAATCTTTTTTTTCTTGTGTATAAATAATTTTTGTACTGATATGGTTTTGTAAAAAATTATTTCGTTGTTCTATTTTTTGTAAGGCTATTTTAGCCAGAGTTTGTTTATCCATTGTTAGTCTCCTTTATTGTTAATTGTTTCTGTCTGATAGTTCTGGCAGCCTTCCAGGCTATATCTTTAGTGCTGGCCTTAACTTCTTTATAGTTTCGCGAAGGCCAAGAGATTTCATAATTAGCCGCCTGAGCTTTAGAAAAATTACCCATGTGCATCATCAGTCTACCCATAGCTATATCAGCCATTTCGTTATATTTGCTAGCCATCTTTTTTAGCTCTACATATTCGTCTACATGGTCAATCTGCTTAGTATCAAATACTAACGTATCTTCACTAACATCCGCATCACTATAGATATGGTAAGCATCTTCACTAATGCTTATGTCGTAATAATCCTCTTCATTAATTCTTCTATTAAAATCCTCTACTAAAGGTTTAAGTTTATTTATAAAAGTAGGATCTTTTTCAAATACATAAGTGCGCAGATCCGTAGAATTATAAAGAATACAAATAATGTAAAAATCAGATCCTGTAACTTCACAAGAGCTTTGACATTGCCTTACGCCCAAATGTGGTGGCGGCATATCTTCTGGAAAGTCTCTAGTACATTTGCACTCAATAACAACAGATCCATTTAAGACAATTTGATCCTGTCCTTGAGGTAGATATATCCCTTTCTCTTTATCTTCTTTAACAACGTGATCTTTACACCAGGCTATTCCGTCCAAGCTCGCCTCAAGTGGTAAAAAAGCGTGTGATCTCTTTTCAGTTATATCCGCATCATATTCAGTAATACCTAATCTTTTGCAGCTCTTGTCTATTAAGACTGGCTCTAACAGATCCCCAATCTCTTGCCATGATGTTTGTTCAAACCTTACATTTTCTCCCCTTCTTGCCTTTATACAGTTTGCTAATGCCTGCTGCTTAGATCCCCATTTTGCCTCATCAAACAATGCCACCACTATTGAGCTAGTGCATATATCGTCTTTGGTTAATTTACCTACCATTTTATCTACTCCTTATAATTTTATTTTCTATTTCATTTATAGAGTTTCTAAGGAGAATGGGGTTTTTACCTACCAGCTCAATCCATACATTGCTGTATAGGTCTTTATAATAAGATTTGATAGATTGCACATAAACCTTTAAAATATCTGTCTGGCCAAATGTATTTAATGAAATAGATTTACCAGGTTTCCCAGATGTTTTAGATACATCAGATTTTTGTAACAACCTGCCTAAGCAGTTGGACTTGATATAATATATATTATGCGAACCATTAGAGCCATTAAAATTAAACTCTAGCTGTTGTGTCCCACTCCTATAGGCTTTCTTCTTTGCATACCAACTGCAATGATTGATACCAGAGTTTGTAGTTTCTAAAGAGTCACCTTGTCTGTTATTAATCATGTAGCCCCCTTATATGCTTTAGTTGGATTGATTACGTCACTGCCATTAGCAGATTCTTTTAATTCCCTATTAGCACTAAACATAATTCTATGACATTCGCTAATCTTGGTTACAGCTCCGTATGGACTTCTCTTTATCTTTTTAAGATCAGTTAAAAGTTCTTCTAAAACAGTAATAGCAGTTTCTAAGTGCATTGCAGATTCAAGCGGTATGGTTAAACGCTTGCTTGATTGAAAGTATGTCCTCATGTCTGTTCTCCTTTTACTCGATTTGATAATATATTAAAATATATATAATTTGTATATATAAAATGTGAAATTAATACACATATTAGTAGCAAACATTTAGGGTAATTGTTTGAGGGTATTTTATTGTGCTTTTTCCAAGACGTAAAAACCTTTGAATCCTTATTAGTTTAATGTTACTCATTGTTTTCTTGCCTTAGGATGTGCCTCATCATAGAT